GCTGGAATTCATCGGTTACAGCACCGAGACCTGAATTTTATTTGATGCCCGTACAGGAGCAATACTCATGGCTAACTCACTCTCAAGCAACATTTCAACCGTTGTCATCCCAAAATTTATGGAGGCCTTCAAGGCCAATCGCGTTATTCTGAACACGGTTGACCGGCAGGCATTCGATGGCAAATTTACGCCGGCGGTCGGCACTACCCTCTACATCAAGCGCCCGCATGACTACAACGTCAGCTCAACCTCAGACGGTGACCTGACATCGGAAACGAAGTCTGACATCATCGCTGGCCGCGCGGCTTGTGTGGTGCAAAACTTTAAAACCGTGTTCACCGATTGGACCATTCTGGAGCAGGCAACCAGCATGGACCAGATGGAAGAAATCCTGGCACCCATGGCTACCCGCCTGGTAACCAACCTGGAAACCGACTTCGCCGGGTACATGATGAAGCGGGCCGGGCTGGTCTACGGCGCAGTTGGCACCGCGATTGACGCATGGTCCGATGTTGCCGGCGCCGGCGCCCACATGAAGTCACTGGGCGTTCCTGAGGACTCCCCCTGGTACTATGCTGCCAACCCGCAGGTATGCGCGGTGCTTGCGGGCTTGCAAGCCACCACCATATCCCCCGGGTCAGGCACAAAGGTGGATACCGCATGGGAAAGGGCCATGGTCAGCAAGAACATGGGCGGTTTTCAGGTATTTTCATCCAACGCCCTGGCAACTCGCACCAACACCACCGCTGCCGATCTCGTTGGCGCCCTGGCATCCAACCCCACGGTTACTTATCTCGGCGCTAAGGACACGATGACCCAGGACTGGGCCGTGTCCGGCTTCACCGCCTCGGCAGTGATCAAAGCGGGATCGGTTGTTGAGGTGACAGGTAGGTACTACGTATCGCGCGCCAGCCGACAGGCTGTGCTTGACGCCTCTGGCGCCCAGGTGAAGTTCCGCGCAGTTGTTACCGCTGATGTCACCTTGAGCACCGCCGGCGCGGGCACGATCACCGTATCTGCCCCCGGTATCTATGAGGCAACTGGCGCCTACAACACCACTACCGCCGCACTGGCATCAAGTGATGTTGTGACGATCCTTGGAACCTCTGCTGCGGTCTACCAGCCGGCACTGGCCTATCACCCGAAAGCGTTCACGCTGACCACGGTGAAGCTGCCGAAGCTGTCTGCAACCGAGAGCTACACCGCCACTGAAGATGGTATAACGCTGCGCTTCACGAAGTGGGCTGATGCAACGAAGAACCAGAACAAGCTGCGGGTGGACTTGCTTCCTGCCTACGGCACTCTGAATCCCTTCTTCGCTGCTCAGTGCTACGGCGTCTAATCACCGGCCCCTCGTGGACTGACGATAGGGCGGTGGGTTTCCTAATGGCCCACCGCCTTTTTTACTTAAGGGGGACGAAATGGCGAGACAGAAGAAAACAGCAGACGAAACAAAAACCCAGCCTGAGGTGCTAGTAGCGACGGGGACGGACGAGAACGGAAACCCGACAATCACATGGGAAAGGCCGTCAGGCTTTACGCTGACCACCGTGTTCAACGATGACACCGTGGCCTATGCCATGGAAAATGGCTGGACTCCATTGCCGACATGAGTACTGCCGGCGATATCATACAGACCGCCCTGAAGCGCGTATTGGTGCAGGCCAGCGATGCGCCTCTCGAACCCGACGAATACCAGGACGCCCTGGACTCCCTGAACGACCTGATGGCCGCCTACGAGGCGGACGGTATCCGCCTGGGTTACACGCCGGTTGATAATGTCGAGGATGAGGTAACTGTCCCGCCGGGCGCAAGGCGCGGGATTATCGCCAACCTTGCAATCGAGATATCCGCCGACTATGGCGGCAATATTACGGCGGCCCTCTCCAGGCAGGCCAGCGAGGGGATGCAGACCCTGCGCAAGCTGGGGCGTGCAGCCATTAATACCGTCCTGCCCGACACACTACCCACAGGTTCAGGCAACGATAATTGTTATGGCTACGGGTCTGGGTATTTCGCAGAGGTCAGCTCGGCCCTGCTGACGCTATCCGGGAATGCGATGGAAACCGTCTTCACCGCTACCGATACGCCCGTCAGGGTAAATGGGTTCTGGCGCGGAGAAGCGTCCAATGGGCTGCGGGCCGATATCACCGGGACAGTGGTAAGCACCGCGCTTGGCGACATCGACGCGGACGTACGCATCACCCTGTCGGCCACCGGCAACAGTACCTGCACGTTCCACATCATGAAAAACGGCGTATCCCAGCAGTCCGCCTCCGTCGCGCTCACCGCCTCGCCCGCTACGGTCACGCTGGCCAAGCTGGTCACCCTGTCCCTTGGGGATTATGTCGAGTTGTGGGTTGAGGATGACCTGGCAACAGAGGCGGTTGTTGTCGCCTCCGCGCGGTTTGAGGTGGCCTGATGCCCATCACCAGCCTGCCAATCGGTAACGGGTTCTACAGGGCGCGCTCCCTGCCCGTGTCGGCGCAGCAGTGCATGAACTGGTACGTCAGCATACCCTCTGCGCCATCGCTGTCTGAGACCCAATTATACGGCTCCCCCGGCATGTCCCAGGTGGCCACCAGCGGCGAGGGGGCGAACCGTGGCGCCCGGGTGATGGCTGGCATCCCGTATTTCGTGAATGGCTCGAACCTCTACCGCCTGAACAGTGACCACACCCTGGACGATCTGGGCACGATTTCAGGCACTGGCCGGGTGTCAATGTCGGACAACGGAACCCAGCTGTGCATCCTGGTGCCGGGGGGCGCGGGGTATATATTCACCGAGCCTTCCACGCTCACTGCGATTTCGGACCTGGATTTCACCACCAACGGCAACCCCCAGCAGGTCACGTTCGTGGACGGGTATTTTGTCTTCACGACCGACGCCAAAAAATTCATTCTCTCCGCGATCAATGACGGGACGGATTACAACGCCATCGATTACGGTACCGCCGAGTCTTCGCCCGATGCCACGGTCACCCCGGTGGTGTTCAAAAACCAGCTGTTCATCGTCGGCGAGACCACCACCGAAGCCTTTTCCAACATCGGCGGTGCAGATTTCCCCTTTCAGCGCTCGGGACTGTTTTTGGATGAGGGGACCGTTGCCCCGTTTTCAGTCGTCAACGGGTCCGAGACCTTTGCGTTTATCGGCGGCGGCAAGAGCGAAACCCCCGGCGTTTACGCGCTGAACGGGAACACCACACAGAAGATTTCAACCGATGCGATCGACGAGCTATTGCAGGGCCTGACCACGGCGGAGCTCGCTGCGGTGTATGGCTGGTCCTACGCACAATCCGGCCATTTCTTTATTGGCTGGACCCTGCCGACCACCGCCATTGTATTCGATACCACTACCGGGATCTGGGCGGAGCGGGCATCGCGCTACATCGACGGGAACGACGACACCATCGACATCACCTACCGCGCCACCTGCTTTGTCCAGGCATACGGGAATCTCTATGTGGGGGATAGCCAGGACGGGCGAATCGGCCTGCTGTCCATGGACACCTACACGGAGTACGGGGAGGCGGTTCATCGGGTCATGTCCACCCAGCCATTTCAAAACAACATGCAGCCGTATTTCGTGCCCTACCTCGAACTGACAATGGAATCGGGTGTAGGGAATGAAGCGGAGCCGGACCCCATGAATATCATGGACCGGTCACTGAACGGCGGGAAAAGCTTTACCTACGTCCGCGAGCGCCCAATAGGGAAAGAGGGGGAATACAACCGCCGGGCGATCTGGCGCCGGCTCGGGCGGGTATCGCGGTTCGATGTGTACCGGTTCACCCTGTCCGAACCCGTTAAGCCGGTCATTATCGCGCTGACGGCCCAGCTGGTGGGGGTGGAAAATGCCCAGGCTTAATCCCGCCCAGCCCATTGTCCGCGACGACAAAACCATGGAACTGCCGTTCTGGTCATTTCTGATCGAGGTGGACAAGCAGATTCCCATCGTCGGCAGCGGCAGCCCGGAGGGCCTTGTTGTTGCCCCGTACCTGTCGCAGTACCTGGATACCGCCGGCGGGGAAGGACTGGTGTCCTACCGCAAAATGCTGCCCGACATCGGCGGCGACAAGTCCCAGGGCTGGGTAAAGCTCTCTGTTCCCAGCGCCAGTTTTGAGGTGCTGCAAGGCTCCGGCGATATCGGGACCGGCGCCGACCAGCTGGCGGCGGGAGACCACACGCATGATGCTTCCGGGACTGTCAGTGGCACATTTGCTGACGCGCGCATTTCGGAGTCGAGCGTTACCCAGCATGAGGCGGCACTATCAATCGATGCCACGCAGGTGGCGGGGCTGGTATGGCTGCCGCCTGATTTCGAAAATGAGGCCGCGACTACCTACACGCTGGTGGCCGGGGACGCAAACAAGGTCAAGCGATTTACCGGGGCAAGTCCGGCAATAACCCTACCAACAAGCACGTTCACGGTGGGCGATGTGGTGTATTTGCGGCAGGCCGGCACCGGAACGCTTGTGCTGACCACTACCGGGCTCACGATTAACGGCACGATCCCGGCATGGGCGCAACATGTTGAAGTTGGATTCCGGCTTGTCGCCGCCGACCAATGGGATGTGATTTAGGAGTAAGACATGGGACTTTTCAGCGGGATCATCGACGCGCTACTTGGCGACCCCAACCAGTCGCTGAACGCACAGCAGAAATCAAACAACCAGTCGCGCGAGTACACCAAGGAAATGGCCGACCAGGCCAGGGGTGATGCCAACCGGCTGTATTACCAGAGCGGCGAGCCCCTGCGGGCCGGTTACCAGGCCGCGCTTGATGCGCTGGGCGGCACGACACGGCATCAGATGCGTATGGCCGGTGAGGGGAACTATCTTGCCCAGGCGCAACTGTTGGCCGGGATGCCGCAATTCCAGAACGCGATTATGGGCCTGCCCGTTGACAATTCAGCCCTGCAACCGCAGCGGCTTGACCCCGAGAAACACTTGCAGTGGATGTTCAACGCGGCGCCGGGCATCCGCTCTGGCGGCCATGACCCGAGGGAAGGCATAGACCCGCAGGTACTGAAGGACTTGCAGGCGACCGGGCTGACCCCGCAGAACTGGGCAGACCTTGCCTGGGCAAAGCAGGCATTCGAGGCGCAGGGCGGGCCGGCAAACCAGCGGAAAACCCTTGAACAGATTTACAACGAAATTTACGGGGGCAAGTAATGGCTATCCAGCAAACAGGCGTATTGGGCCAGCGGCAACTGTCCACCGGCGGCAACCCGGTTACCCAGGGTAATAAGTGGGGCTTTGGTAACGGCGGGGTGGTCTGGAACGGTCCCGGCCCCGCCCCGACCGGGCAGGCAGCGATTGACGGCATAAACCAGATGATGGCCGGGTCCATGTTCCAGGGCGCGAGCTTTACCCCGGGCGCAGATGGAACCTACCACTGGAACGCTGACCACTTTAACACCTCGGCGCTGCCTCGCGGGCAGGTTAGCACCCAACCGGGCACCCAGCCGGGCGGTGGGGCGCAGGCGGGCGGCGGCACCGGTGGACAGACCGGGGGGCTTGGCGGCATCAATACGCAGCCTGGCGGCCCCACAGCGGGCGGTGGCGGCTATGGCGGCGCATCGGGTGCGGGTGTGCCACAAACGGGCCTGATTGGCGCGGAATCGGCCTTACAGGGCGGCCTGCGCGGCGGCCTTGCCGGGATCGAGGCCGGGGTCAACCAGGCGGGGCAAACCCTGTCACCTTACACTCAGGGCGGGAATCAGGCGTTTGGTCTGCAGTCCGCGCTCTCCGGGGCCATGGGGCCGGAAGCCCAGCGGCAGGCCTTTGCCAACTACAACGAATCGCCAGAGGTCGCGTACCAGCGGGAAATGGGCGAGCGGGCGATTACCCGCAACGCCGCAGCCACCGGTGGACTGGGTGGCGGCAGGGTTCAGCAGGAATTGCAGCGCCATGCCATCGGGCTTGCGCAGCAGGATTACGGCAACAGCTTCAACCGGCTGGGCTCCCTCGCCGAGAAGGGTTACGGCGCCGCCGGACTGCTGGGCGGGATACAGGCCAACGCCGGGGGCGCTGCGGGACAAATGGCCTACGGCACAGGGCAATCCCTCGCCGGTGGCAGAACGCGTGTAGGCGAGCAGATAGCGGGCAATTTGCAGGGCACCACGTCGGCCCTGTCGCAACTTATCAACCAGCAGGGGATGGACCTGTCAAACATCATCGGGTCGGGCGGCAACAACATTGCCAACCTGCTGGCTGGTTATGGCACGGCGGATGCTCAGACCAAGCAGGCCC